CCAAAGCCGACGGAGATCCCATTAAGGAGGTCATGGCACACGGCGCCATGCCCCCCGTTGTATCAGGTGGCGCATACATCCATGCGAAATCGGAAGCACAGACTAAAGATTTCGTTAAACGCCGCCTCAAGGACCCCGCTGCCAAAGTTGAAACTACCATCACGCCGGAAATTGCACTGTATACTAGCGAATTCGCTGAGCATATCCGCCGGCAAATCAACGGCAACACTGGTTACAATTACCATGTGGAGCCTGTGAGCGAACAGTACTACTTTGAATCGCGTACTAAGAACCAACTCAATAAGTTCATCAGTGTTATGCCCACATACGACATTCACAACTATGATGACCGTCAAGGTTTTATGAAACGCGAAGTCCTTTCGGATCCTTCTAAAGCCGGTCGTGGAATCTGTACATTTCCGCCAGAGTCTCAGGCCATTGGCGGCCGAATCGCTCTTGCATATGCAAATGCGATGAAGGCCTGCCCGTGGATGGCATGCGGCCTCAATCCAACCGAGACGCAGGATGCAGTTGTTAGAGTCTGCGCTGGTGCGACCAGCGTAACCGACTCCGACTTCTCAGCTCAAGATGCCACCATTGACGAGAGGAAAAGGTGCATTGAGCTGATGCTCTTGCTGCAACTCTTCGAAAAGATGTGGCACACTGTCATTGAAGACTGGCACTACACCGACTACTGTGGACGTGTCCTATACGGCGATCCAGGCACGAAACGCGAACCTCATGAGTTCGAAGGTTCTAGGGGAAGCGGAAGCCCCTTCACCACCCTTGGCAACACACCACTCACTGGTCTGTTTGCCTACATCGCACTGCGCCTATCCGGTAAAATACCCCCCGACGCGTGGTGCAGCCTCGGCATTTATTCCGGTGACGACGGGATCACTGCCGATCTCCCTCCCGCATTCTGCGACCAAGCCGCTAAGGCATTGGGCTTTCTTGTCAAAACCTCAACGAACGACAGATATGTTCCATTCCTTGGTCGCCACTACTTTGATCCCTTTAGTGGCAACACTTCTAGCATACAATCACCACTTCGCACGCTTTCTAAGCTGCATACCACTCTCCTCAACGTTGATGAGTTTACGGCTGAAGAGACCATGATCATGAAAGCCATCTGTCTTCAGGTGACTGACAAGAACAGTGACTTCTTCGGCCCGTGGTCGAGGAAAATCCTTGAAGATGCTAAGAAGAAACAAGCCAACTGTGTCCAAAACATCGGAGCTAAGGTCCTGAAATACCCTGGCCTGACACCATATTTCGCCGTCACCGCTCTCAAAAGCGGAACCACTTTCAACAACTCCCCCGGAGATTTCGACGAATTGTTCGAAATTGAAATGCCTGGTTTCGATTGGAGCAAATTCAACACCTGGCTTAAAGATGGTGAAGGCCCGTGTCCATTGCTCTGGGAACACCCCGAAGTCCCAGACATAAAGATGGAACTGGTAGGGCCCGTCACGCTCGCGATGGGTGGCGTCCATGACCAAGCAAACATGGTCGAATATTGCGCCACGGCTAAGGACACAAATGCAAAGACTCTCTCGCAACCGAAAGAGAAGGTTTCCAAACCATCCCAACCACCCAAGAAGAAGAAATACGCCCGCACAAGCAGCGAGCAGAAAACATTCTTGGAGACGATCAAAGAACACGACTTATTGGATGAATACCGTGCCGCCAAAATTGTACCATCTGACCCACTAGACGTTCAGAAACAGAAGCGTCGAGTGCGGGATCAGATCGCGCACAAAATCAAACCTGTACATAAACCACGGTCCCATTAAGCTGCGGGCACGCTAGTTTCTCGAAGTCTGGCGTTA